CGAATAAATGCGATTTCTCTTTTGTTGTCCACCCGGTTTCTCAGGAATTACTGCAATATCGTACTTATTTATCCTTCTTCGCTCATCATTTAGGGCCTGAAAGATACTTCTATTCATAGCAACGTCTTCTACAGTGGATGACATACAGTTATATTTCTGATGCAATTCTAGGATTATATCCACAACTCCTTTCTTTCCAAGTATCTCACCAGTCTCTGGATTCTTAGAACCAATAGTAGGGATACTTCGATGTCTCTCATATTCTAATACATATAATTCATTATTAGTATCAATAGCAATAACCATTATTACTGAGAAATCACTATGCTTAGTATCTATGTCTGTTGCAGGGTCGCAACCAATGAATGTATTGACAGGAATATCATTATTATCCTTAACAATATAATTAATACCATCTTCATTTTTGAAGTAACCTTCCCAGTATCTGATGTGCTCTCTTCTCCAGATAGCATCTTCTTCACTCATAACCTCCATCATATATTCTTGGTAAAACTTTTGAGGTTGTCCAGAATCTGCGTAAAATCTTTTCTTTTCTTGTATTTTTTTTAATGGAAAAAACGATTCCCACAATGGAGTATTCTCATCAAGTAATGCCTTATAAGTTATTACTTTCCATGAAAATTTCTTATTATCTTTTTTAGCTTTTTCGTGATTAGTTATAAGATTATTAATAAAAGAATCATAATGAACAGGAGTACCATTAACACGCAACCTCCCAGTATGAGGCTCAATAGCAGGATAAACAACCGCAGTAACCAGATTAGCATTTTTATCTCTGGCTTCTTTTGTGATTGTATTTGCTTCGTGTTCGAAGTCATCGAGTACGATGAGGTCGTATCTTTTGTGGAGTTTTGCACCACCTCTGATTCCTGCAACATTGCTTTTACTAATAAGTTTACATCCATTTGATAACTCTATATCTTCTTCTGTCCACTTTCTACCTCTCATAGCTCCAAAGTAGTATTTAATTTTATCATTATATTCTAAGTGATGTTTAATATAATCCATATTACCAACACTAAGCTTTTGCGTAGCAGAAACCCAAGCATAAAATAAGAAATTTTCTCTTGTTGCAAATACAAAGTCTTTAATGATTGATGCTTTAGTAAGTACGGTCTTGCCATGACCACGAGGTATAATGATAGCAGTTTGTTTTACATTTAGATTATCAATAGCATCTGCTACTTCATAATGAAAGAAGGGAGTCTCACTACGCATGAAATCATCTGGTAGGAATAACTTCCCAAATGATATAAGGTCTTTACTAGCTAATCGTAGGGCTTCTTCAGCTTTCGTTATGTTCTGGCTGTTTATATTTGCCATCTAAAAACTCTTTAAATTTATCTTCGTTGCCTTCCATTTCAATATAATCATTGAATAATGTTTCTAATGTTCTTAATCTCTGGATTATAAATTGGGTAGTCATAGATATTTCTTCTATTGACCTTCTTAAATCATGCTTACTATATGTCTTTTTTTTCTTCATTAATTTTCCCAACAGTGGATACCTTCTTTTTTAAATTCTATAGTAGTCCAACCAGTTCTTACAATAGGGAAGAAAGAATATCTGGCATAATCAGCGTATCTGAGAAATGAACCACCTCTTATATACCACCTGCGTCTTAATTCCTCTGTATTGTCGTCCCCTATCACTAGACTATCCATAGGTTTTACATATAGTTGATGATTATGACCTAAGAAGAATACATCTCCTTCACTATATACAGCCGCCATTCTATCTAATTCTAAATCCCCATTCTTACCACCTGCTTTACCATGACCTGAAACAAGGTTATAAGATACTCCACCTACATTTATTCTTGTATAACCGGGCATCCTATAGTATGGGACTCCTAGCTCTTTTGCTAATACTTTACAAACATCGAAGTCTAGAATATTAAAAGAACGTAAGTAATCATGGTTACCACCTCTAATAAACAAACATTTATCTTTTATAGGTTCTACCAGTCTTACAAATTCTAAGTATTGTTCTTCTGGTGGTATATCCTGACCTCTTTGATTAATTTTATAATGAGGAGGGATTAACTCTAATAAATCACCATTACCAAACCATTTAGCATCATCATCTTCTGCGATAATTTTAACAGCTTCTTCAAACTTTTTAAAGTCATGCTCCACCGCTCCTACATGAACATCAGTAAGCCCGTGTATTCTTAGTTCTTTTTTTGCAGATACTTCTAATATATCACCCGGCTCTACATATTTTAATTCCTGCAAGACATTAACATCTACTTGTATAGAAAAATATCTACTGCAATCTGAGCATCTAAATTCCTGAGTCCTATTACCAGTTTTTAATACTTTGGTACCATTTTTCTTCGTATTTAATGAATTACATTTAGGGCATCTCATTAGTAATCTCTCCGCTTAATTTCTTTTGCTCCCTTGTGGCTCCTTCAATTTCATCAGAAGTGAATCCTTGAAATACTCCAAGAAGGCCTGTCTCTTTTTGTTTTATTGTATTGCCTGAAGTACCGACAATCTTACCTAACTCTTTAATAGATTGTAAAATAATGTTATCGTCTTCACTAAAATCTGCAAGATTTTTTAATTTACTAAGGACATATTCATGGTCTACACCCATACCCTTAGCTACATCAAGCACTGATTTCTCTATTTCTTTCATTACTCTCTCCTGTTTAAGTAGTATTGTTGCCTTCTTTCTAGCTTTCTGATTAGACATTTCATTGTATGCAGTTTTATAAGCCTCTACCGCACCTAAACCTACAACAATATTAGTAGCAAATTCCTTTTCTTTATTAGTCACTTCTTTTCTTTTGTAAACACGATTAGAAGTATTCTTTATTTTAGTAGAGAATGTATATCTATTTGGATGATTATCAAAGTCTGTATCCATTTTAACATTAGGGCGATTTAAGAAACTCCCCACTATAGTCCTTACCCACCCTTTTGCGAATTTATAATTCTTTCTATCTGAATGATGTTGTACACTATTCGATACTTTTATTAGTTGCACTATTCTGTCATCATCAGAATACACCCAATCCCCCTCATTTGCAATCCTCCAATCTGGATGAACTACTGTATTTGGGTACTCTTCTCTAAATTCATCTATATCTTCATAGACGAAATGCTCTACACCTTTAATTGTTCTTTTTTCTGGCATTTAGTTTTTCTTGGATTTTTAAATCACTTATCTGCAATACAAGATTATCAATTAATGAACTGACATCTTTATGTATCATAAACACATCTCCATCTATCTCTAATGGAATCATCTCTTCTGAAAGGTTTTTCAACACAGCCTCTTGAGTCTTAATGGGTAAGTCTGTTAGTTCTTCTATTAAATCTGCCATAGCTATTTTTTTATACATACCTTTTATTTTCCCTTGCCCTACCACCCTTTAATTTAAACTATATGTCAAGTTTGCCCAAGTTATATTTACTAAAAAATTTGTACTATTTTGATGTGTAGCCTTTTATACCATACCACCCCCTAGTCGGGGGATTTCGTATATACGAATTTTAGTTATATTTCATTTATATTAGAATAATATAATAATATAATTAACAAAGGAGGTCATTAACATGACTGAAGCACAGAATACTAAGCGTGAATATTATAAGAAGTTAGCATCTCAAAGGCGTGATGAGGCTTTGAAGAAGTCATTCAAGGCTGGCAATAAGAGAGCATACATAATGGGTGTGTCTGTTCCTAGTAAGCGTGACATCATGAGTGAATTGAGAACAGACCTTATGAACATCAATCAGCAATGTGTTGGTGAAGGTCTTGACCCTATATTTCAGGATGAAGAAGAGCAGGAAGTTAAGCTACCCACTCCTGTAGAATAATTTAGTTTAATGATGGACGGGCCCCAGGTGATAGAGGGGCCCATTACCCTTTATTATACTATTATTATGTTCAATGCTTTAAAGCTTGCCATATAACGGCTTGTTTATAACAATTATGCTCATATGTATGCAATATATTCATATTAGTATCAAGTATTGTATCCACTTGGGCATTAACCATTTGAAAGAGGTATGGTGATAAAGTACACATCTTTGTTGTAGGTGATAAATTCTTTCCCCCTCGTTCATCGATGGCACAAAGAGCCTATAGACATATCTCTTTTAACAAAGGTTACCTTGA